ACCTCCTACACCTAATGTACCAGTAAGAGTTGTATTACCTGCTATGGTAACTGTACTGGCAAAGTGTGCTGCACCACCTACACTTAATGTACTGGCCAAACTTACAGCACCTGCAATTGTTGTAGTACCACCTACGGTTAAATTACCTACTAGAACTGTATTACCAGAGACACATACGTCATCATCAAATTCAGCTTTACCTACAACAGTTACCGTACTAAGGAAATTAGCAGCCCCTCCAACACTAAGAGCACCAGCAATACTGGCAGCACCTGCTACTGTTACTGTACCTCCTACAGCCAGATTTCCAACTAGAACTGTATTTCCAGAGACACATACATCATCATCAAACTCTGCCTTGGCAGCAAAGGTTGCAATACCTGTTTGTGCCAGTGTTCCACCAAGAGATACATTCCCTGCTACATCAAGAGTACTGGCTAATGTTGCTGCTCCTGATACACGAACCGTACCAAGAAAACCAGCAGCTCCAGATACAGTGGCTGTACTCAGGAAATTAACAGCACCTGCTACACTAAGAGTACCTCCAATAGTAACATTACCAGTGACACGTAAAGCTGAAACGGAAACATTCCCTGTAGATGGAACATTGGTAAGATTAGCCCCATCTCCGTAGAAAGCAGAAGCACATACTCGTGCATTAGCTGCTTGAATATTTGTTCCAGCTATGGTAACTGTTCCTGCTATATTTACAGTTCCACCAAGAGATGCATTACCTACTACAGATAAAGCTCCTCCTACACCAAGAGAATCTCCCATTGTAACTACACCAGTTATACTGGCTGTACCTGTAACTTTAAGAGCATCTGATAAAGAAACTACTCCACCTACATTTAATGTACTGGCAAGACTAGTTGCTCCTGCCACTGTTACTGTACCAAGTAAATTAGTAGCACCTCCTACACTTAGAGCACCTGCAACACTGACGGCTCCTCCAATAGTAGTTGTTCCACCTATATTAACATTACCACTTACGGATACATTTGTTTTAAATGTTCCAGTACCAGAAACTGTTACGGTACTTGCAAAGGTAGCTGCACCTGTTCCTTTAAATGTACCACTTACTGATACATTACCAGCCACATCCAATGTACTTCCCAGACTTACTGCACCTGTAATAGTGGTAGTTCCCCCTACAGCCAGATTACCTACTAGAACTGTATTTCCACTAACACATACATCATCGTCAAATTCCACTTTACTTACAAATTGAGATGTCCCACTTACATAGGCATTACCAACTACAGATATATTACCTACACAGACATTACCACCTACACTGGCATCAACCCCTGTTAAATTAGAACCATCACCATAGAAAGCAGAAGCACATACTTTAGCATTGGTTGCCTGTAGATTTGCACCAGCAATAGTTACTGTACCAGCAATACTTACATTCCCTTCAGCAGCTATAGTACCTACAACATCCAATCTTCCAGTTGATTTTACAGCATTTGTAGCAACCATAAAAGCAACATTGGTTCCATCTCCAGTTTGGAGTTGAGTAAGAGAAGCACTTACACCTCTATTGGTACTCACACCTAATTTTATAATCTGTTTATATGTATCAGATATTTGTCGTCCAGTTAATGTACTCATATTGCTTGCCACCATCTATCTTCTGCATCCCAATTATTAGTGGCAGCTTCCCAATTAATTTGTCTACCACCAGTATCAGGACGAGGATTGCGTATTGTTGGATCATCTCTTACATCAGGTACTTTATTTTGAGGATGATTCTTCAGATCAAATTGACCATCAAAATCCTGTGGGCATACCAGCATCCCATAACTATTCAATTTCATTACTCTATGTGGATAAACAAATCCACATGTATCACACATTGCCAGAGCATTCTTATTACTTGCCATTAAATATAACCTAATTTTGGCCTAAGAAATAGATTTGCTCTTTCTCTATCTTCTTCCATTGCCGTAAGTAATAATTGTTCATAATTAGATTTTAACATTCCTATACGATCTGGTTCTGTACCGGGAGTTTTCATGGAAAGATAATAAGATAGACCACAGGTAAGAGGAGGAAGGAATCTTTTAGGCATATCTGCATTCTGAGAGGCAGATTTATTTACATCTTCCAGTTCTCTTATACCTTCAATATTTAAAATATCAGTTGAATTTTCAGGAAGAGGCCAGAGATATATCGTAGGATTATCTCTATCTCTCTTTATACTAAACTGAGTAGGTCTTCCTGTTTGTGTCTTATTAGGTACAATTTGATATTCCTCAAAGCTAATTCTTTGAAGTTGAATATCTGTACTATCCCTATGTAATACTACTTCCAATGCATCCAATGTACTATCAGATAGTGCATAGGTAGTAGTACTTGTAATTACCGTTACCAGAGTTGTATATGTAGACCAGAGAAGAATACCTCTGTTCTGCCAATCCTTTAACATCAGATTAATAGAACGACGAGCAGAAGCAGGAGTATGACCAAGAGTTTGTTCACCCCCGATCATCTCCGTTGCTTCTTGGATCACCTCATCTATATCTAAATTAAAGTTAAATGTTCCTGATGTTGCCATATTAACTATTTCTTCTTTGTTGGATGTTCACCCATAAAGAATCCTGTAACACCTGCCACTCCACATGCAATCATGACTACGTTCTGCCATAAATCGGCTGGTACCATAATACCAACCATAGCTAGAACACCAGCCAAGGCTGCATAGGATGAAGGCTCTCTAAAACGATTTATAATATGATTCATGTTTTTCTCCTTGCTTTTGATTTTTTTAAAGATAATTTACTACCAACCTGTCTTTTAATAGTAGCTCCATGTTTCGCTACCCAATTTTTATAAACATTAGGATGGTTTATTTTTAAAAAATCTCTTTGTGCTTTTGATTGAAAAGGCATATTAAATCTTTCCACCTTTCTTATACCCTTTACCATAACCACGTAATGCGGCACCTACACCAATAGCACCACCTTTTCTACGTCTTACTATTCCACCACGTTTTCTTGATCTAAGTCCCATAGCTTCTGCAATCTGTTGTTCAGTTCCAGAAATAACCTCTTCACCTCGTTCTACTCTTGGAAAATCACGTTCAACTAATTTAATAGCTTCTCTTTCATACCACTTTTCTGATTTACCGGGAAATTTTTCTCTTAAAAAAAGAACTGCTTGTTCATGCTTTTCTCCATAATCAGGACGATGCAAAGAACGTAGTCGTGTATTTGGACCTCCTTCTACAATCTGACCACTAACAGGATCTACTGTAGCTGTACGTCTACCTCTTTCAGCAGGAGCAGGAAATAGATCTGCCCTTCTTGCTCGTTCAGACTGTTGAAGTATTCTGCCTATTTCACCTCGTTCTGATCCTTTTGTCATAGCTCTTAAAGCTGCAAGTCTATCAGTCGCTGTACCAGTTGGTCCAAATCCCGGCGTAACAGGAGTTCTCGTTGGAGTTTCTACTGTAGGTTTAGTTTTTTTTATTCTCTTGGCAGATTTCTTTCCTGCTCGTAATTTCTCTACACTAATATTAAGTTTCTTTGCTTCTGCCTTTTCAGCAGCAGTTCCTTTTCCACGACCACGCTTACGCTTGCGACCACGAGTTTCTTTTTTTACTATTGTTTTTATAATTTTACTAGCTACTGCCATAATACTCTCCTAGCGTTTCCGTACAGCACCACCACCACGAAGAGCAGCACCCATTCCTAATAGACCACCTGTAGATCGTTTTACAGTTCCACCTTTTTTATTATACTTAAATCTAAGTTTCTGCCCCGGTGTATGCTTCTCACCTTTTTCAAAAGTTTCCCATTCTCTTAAACCTTTTTCCCTTATTTTTCGTGCTCTTTGTAATCTATCAAGAATACGAGGATCTTTAATTTTTCTTTGCATAGCTGATATTTCTTTACCACTATAGTTAGCAGCAATAGTTTTAGCACTCAGACCTTTAAGTTGTGTTCTAATTCTTGACATTTCTGGAAGAGCTTTCTTTTCCAATGCAGCTACCTTTTCAGGTTGTACACCACGTTTAGCTTTCTTAGCTCCTGCTTGAGCTTCATGTATTTTAGCTTGTTGTCTTGCTTTTGTAGAAGCACCATGCATTTGTATATCCTGTCCTGTTGAGGCTTCTGGACGTTTACGACTTTTTGATTTCAATTTCCGTTGAACACGACCTTTTTGTAATGCTCGTACACCTTTACCTAAAAATTTACTTAACATAATAACCTCCTATTTTATATGAATATTACGGACGCTATTATGGTCCAGTTTAAATGACTTACCCTTTTCATAACTCTCATCTGTTACTACAGCATGAGGAGTTCCTACAACATCTGGTCCTTTACGTGCAGCACCATAACCTTGACCAGTTGGTTTTCCATTGACCTTTTCCAGATCTGGTGGACTTTTCAATAATGTGTGCGGTCCCATTTTACTCTCCTATGAATATAATTTGGACACATACTTATTACCATCGTGTCCTGCGTAAGTTTTCTTAGTCTTTTTTTTATGGAGTTTACCTCCATGCATTTTCTTTACCGTTCCACCAGCTTTATATAATCCTCCTACAAGTCTACGAGGAACTTCACTTGGAAGACGTTCTCCAACAGTACGAGTTGGTACATCAGCAGCTTCTGCCTTTTGTTTCCATTCACCAATTCTACTAACTCCTGTTCTTCCTAGTTCTTTTACTGGTGTTATAGGATGACCTTTTCCTAAACTACCAGCCAATCTTTCCCGTTTAGCTTTCTCCAGATCTGCTTTACTTACTCCTACAGGCTTCTCTGTCCTTTTCTTCTCTCCTAAGTCTGGCTTCTTCTTCAATCTAAATTGAGGAGGATTATACTGACTTGTTCCGGTTCCCGGTATTTGCTCCCATTTATCTTTCCATATATTGATTTGCTTAACAGTTTTACCTTCACCAGTTGTACCTTTTCCACCACCACGTCTATAAATCTCTTTAGGTATTTTAGTACGGTTAACCATTACTGTGCTCCTTGTATTACAGGATTAGGTCCACCCACTGGATTACGAGGAGTCTCCATATCGTCCTGTCTCATTCTACGAGATTGATTTCTAAGTGCATCTATTGAATTTTGATAGCTACTTTCCCATACTTGTACTACATCCCAGCTCTTGGTAAACTTGGCAGACTCAATCATACAGGCATTGAATAATGCATTATAGGCAAATTCACTAAAATAGTTGGAAGTTGTCGCACTTGTTCCTGTTGCGGATGCTAATGGAATTGGTCTGCGTGTATATTGTATTTCTCCTGTCAAGGCAGAAGTTGGAGTTGGTACTATATAAATAGCTGTATTATTCTTACGTGCATAATAACGTGGCGTACCTACTGATGCACTGGCATAAGGCCAATAATCTATAGCATACTCATAAGTTCTTTGCAGAAGTGGAGTAATAAGAGCAGATGTACTTGTGGTAAAACTTACATTCCTTACGACCAATGAATCCACAGGAAGACTTACTGTTGGACTGGATGCGGTAAATGTAAATGAGGTAAAGTTATCCAGACCGGGATCATCAATCTCTTTTACCAGACGATCTTCAGCCTTCTCAACAAACTTTGGAATCTGATTTGCAAACTCCGTTGAGTCATTCTCTGCCGTATTTATAAGGTCAGTCTTTAGAAATGAATAATTAGGCATAGGATGTTATCCCAATATGGCAGTTACTGGTCCAGCATCTGGTGCAGATACGGTTACTTTACCATAAATGGCTACACCAATTTCTCCCATGTATACATCAATTGTATCATTTGCCTGAATAGCCAATCTAATGGCCGTTCCCTGTGCAGTCTTATTTGTAATCTGCTGCTCACCCTTTAATTCAATTATTCCTGATACAGTTGCCGTAGCATGAATAGCCACTACACGAGTAACTGTACCATCACCACCTACAGTAGCTCCTGTATCTACCCTTTTAAGTGGGCCACTTCCAACTGTTGCCATTGCAACTGTAAGATTTGAAGCCATATTATTCTCCTTTTATTTAAACTTTACCACCAGCTTTATAGCCTTGCATTATTTTACCACCAGATTTTCTTTTTACTAAACCACCAGTTTTCCATTTGTTAGGTAATGTATCAAGTCCTTGACTTATATGCTCTCCTACTTCTGCTGGATCAAAACCTCTATCTCCTAAGATATCATAAATTTTTAAAGCTCTTTTAGAATTACCTAAATCAGAAAAAGATAAATCTGCAAGTTCATCATAATATTGTCTACTTGATTTTTGGGGCATATCTAATCTCCCTAAACTTTACCACCGGCTTTATAACCCTGCATAATCTTTCTACCACCTCTGCGAGAGACAGTACTACCCTTCTTACGACGTACAGAACCACCCTTCTTTACAGTACGGTCCATAGTACCTACGGCAGCATATGGTCTACGACCAAGAGCACGTTCCATGCCTTCACTTTCTGCTCTACGAGCTGCAAGATTTCCTCTAACAGCAGGATGACGAGCAGCTAAAGATTCGTCAAGTCGTGCATCATAACCCTGTGGAAGACCACCAAGATGTTTCTTTGCAACACCACCACGTTTACGTTTAACAGATCCACCCTTCTTACGTTTACGTTCTGGTAACGTACCAGATCTTTTCTCTTCAGCAGGATACAAACCAACATGACTCATTTTTCCACCAGACTTTTTATTTAATTTTTTTAATTTTGGATCATCTTTTTTGTATCCTTTTTGCATTAGATCCCACGCTTTTCTTTGTTCAGGGGATAAACTTGAAATAAATTTTTGAAATACTTTAGTACCTGCCATAATTAAGTTCCTTCTATATAATGGAGGAGGAGAGGCTAACGCATCCCTCCTCCTACATCATTTGCCTTTAGCTTCCTTGGTTCCCATACCAGCCTCTCCAATCGGAGACACCAAAGCTATAACGCTCTCGTGCCTTAAACCGGAGGTTGCCAGTATCAAAATCAGGCTCCATCTTCGTCTGTAGTGGAGTACGTGCAAACATCTTCGTACCATTAGGAACGTCGGTCTTTACAAACCAGTCATCCGTTCCAGTAAAACGCCTATTGACATAGAATCCATCAGGAATCATGCCCATATGACGAGTGGCATTGATATCATTATTAGCACTACCGGGAAGACCGGGAGTATTCAGAATGGTATCAGCAGTATTCCATAAATCAACAGGAATATGCAAAGACGTGGCACTTGCCCCTACGAGGATACCACGATCATCCTTAATCTTTTGGACTTGCGTGATTGCACTCTCAAGAGTTCCGATAGCTAATGCAGCGGCAGTTGCTGTGTTAGTTTGATTACCATCAGAAATAGTAGGATGCGTACTTGCAAAGAACGCAACACCATCACCAATCGTATCAGTAAAGCCATTGGTAAACAGATTAGCAGCTTTGACCTCTTTAGTATTCGCCATCGCACGGGCCAGACCTCTGGCACGTAACTTGGCAAACGTATCATAAAGATTGTCTTCCATTGCCTCTTCTGTAATTGCAAAGGCTAGAGCAACAGTCTCTGCCGTGTAACGGGCAGAATAACTCTCTTGTGCATCATCGTAGGAAACGGCAGCACCTTCAGACTTAACAGGAGCCGAACCGAAACCAGTAAACAAAACTTCCTCTTCAAAAGCACGGTCAGAATTTTCAACTTCATAAAGTGATTTATGTTCGTCGTTAACCTGTCCATACTCTATCCCGAAAACTGCATTTAGACCGGGAAGAAGTTCTTTGGCAATACTAGCTCTATTAATAGTCATAGCATTCTCTCCTTCCTATCTAAGCAGTGGAAACTGTAGTAGTTGCAAACCGATCCCTGTGCGTGGGTAACCAGACCTCAAGCATTGGATATTGATCAAGTCCGTCTGTACCTTCATTCGGATCTTGCGCCCGTCCAATAACTCGCACATTACCTACAATGGTTTCTACACCAGCAGCACTGGTTTCCACGAAGAACGCAGATTGTCCAGTTTTGGTACTACCGGCAGATGCCGTTGAAACGGTTGCCGTGTAGTTGAGAACTTTACAGATCTCACCATTACTACATGTTGCATTACCTTGAATGTAATACGTCTGATCAGGATCAGTTATGACATGGAACTGAATACATGTTGCGGCAGTAATAGCCTCTCCCGGCCAATACCGTGAGAACTTTTGACTACCATCAGTGTCAACATAATTACAGCCCATGAATACGCCCGAAGGCTTCATAGTTGCAGTTATACTTTCAGCAATGGTGCCACCTGCATCAATAAGAATCAAGTCACCAGTATACAGTTTCTTAGGAGCACGAGTTATAGTCGTGGGGGAAATAACAGTAGCTGTTCCACCAGTATTATAATTCATACCCTTTTTCCGAGCAGGAAGGAAGCCACGTAACGCTCGTGTACTTGACATAATAATTCTCCTTCCATTGTTTAAGGACTAATCCTGAAACGTAGGAGTTCGTCCTTTAAATGTTCTCGATTTGCTATTATTGGAAATTGGCATTTGAGGAGTAGAGTGTCTCATCAATTGAGAATTAACAGCCTCCAACATCTCATTTGCCTTATTCCTATAATGCTTTCTTTTGGCCTCCAACTTGACCGTGGGTATTTTACCCAAGGCTATGTCTCCACGACAGACAACTCCAGCATAGCGACCTTCTTCTCTCACGACAGAAGTTGCTCCCATTTCAGGAACCTCTTCAGGAGTAACAAATTCCCATCCTTGTTGTTGTTTCTTACCAATTTCTTGATAATCATCTTTACCATTAAGAAGGATTCTTAACCAACCAAGAGACATATCTTGCTGATTAAATCTTTCTTCAACTCCACG